CAGCCACAGGATTTCATCGCCGATCTTGACCGGCAGAAAGGCAAAGCGCTTGCGCCAGCCATCGTCTTGCTTAGCGGGCCACTTCACGGCTCCAGCGCTTCCACCAGCTTATCGGTCATGGTCTACGATCCCTTCTCATCGCGCTCACCGAGCGCCTGGATGTGCTGGCGCCGGACGAGGGCGATGCGCCGCCCCTTCTCCGCCGTCGCCTTGTTGTAGGTCTGCGTCTGGGCCAGCGTCTTGTGGCCGGAGATGGGCCGGACGTCCGTTTCGCCGGCGTCGCCGATCTCTGTGATCCCGCCATGCCGGAAGCCGGTGAAGGTCATCTGCTTGGGCAGGCCCGCCTTGTCGCAGATCCGGCGATGCACGGTTGACATCCACCGCGGGTCGAACGGCTTGCCGTTCCGCCCGTCCAGGATCATAGCGCCCGTCGGCTGGCCGAACTCATCGCGCGCCGCATACAGGCGCAGCGCCATCAGCTCCGCCTCCAGATCGGGATAGAGCGCCACCGTCTCGCCTTCGACCTCGATCGTGAGATCGAGCCATACGGGGTTGCCAGTCTTCCGCTGGATCAGCGCCAGGGCGATGCCGGGCTTGTAGACGGACCATTGCAGGCCCGGCGGCGGCTCGCGCCCCTCCGCCACCGCCTCATCGTCCGGCCAGAAGCCGAAGACGTGGCTGACACGCTGGCAGGCCTCGAAGCATAGCGCGGCGGCGGCGGCCATGTTCTGATAGCCCATCGCGCGCGCCGTCTCGCGGTAGAGGTCATATTCCGCGCGGCTGGTCGGCCGGTTCTCGCCCGCGGCGGTGCTGATCAGGCCCATGCCGGCGAAGGGGTTATCCTTGACACCCGTCGTGCGCTTGTGGCGGACAGCCCACTTCCACACCAGGCGGCAGACCTGCATGGCATAAGTGCCCTCACGGTCGCCCTTCTCGGCCCGCAGCTTGGCATAGAGGGCGTCGGCCGATTCCCCGTCCATGTTGGACGCGAGGCGATGGCCCAGCTTGCCGCCGCTCTTCGTGGGATAGGCGACGAGCATGTCCATCAGCCGCCTGTAGTCGCGCTGCGTCTTCGGCCTGTTCTTCGTGAAGCGCTCCTGGCCGCGATACCAGTCGAACAGCCAGGCGATCGATCCGGGCCGCAGGGTGCGCCGCTCAACGCCGAGCCGCCATTCCTTCAGCGCCTCGTTGAGCGCCTCCGCCTTCTCGACAGCGCCGTCATGGCTCGTGCCGAGTGCGGTTGACTGGAGCGGGCATAGCGCGCCGTGGCGGACGGCCGGGACCGTCTTGCCGGTCTTCGCGTCCTTCGCCGTCGCCCAGCTGGGCAGCTTCCAATAATAGGCATAGGCGCCCGAGGCCAGCTTAACGCGGCTGGTATAGGCGGGCAGCCTGACGATCGCGTTCGCCATCAGAAGTCGATCCCGCCCTTCCCTTCGCGGCCGAACAGGTCGGCAAGCGCAGCGTCGAGTTCGCTCCGCAGCGCGATGGCGGCACCGCGCGGGCCGCGCGAACGGAACCGCACCTTGCCGACGCGCTCCCACTCCTTCATCTGGTCGGCGCTGACGCCCGTATAGGCGAGCGCCAGGTCGCGGTTCATCCCCGCCGGCCAGTCGGGCAGCTTTTCAAGGGCGAGGCCCATAGAGCGCCTCCTTGTCCTCAGTCTCGCGGATCGGATCGACGTAGATGGCGAGCTTGTGGATGACGTCTGTCGGAGCGTTTGGCGCATAGCCAGGCACACACCAATGGGCGACTTCCTTGACCAAAAAGGCAGTGACGCCATGCCGAGCACGCACGTCCTCGCTTGAGCTAGTGGTTGCCCACAGATACTCACCGACTCGCGGCGGATGGATGAAGTAGGCCTCAAAGACGCGCGTATCGTCATCGAGCATGATGACAGCCTTGATCATCACTTACCCCTCCCAATGATGATGTCCCGCAGCGCCACCCCGAACGGCGTCAGCTTCACGAACCCGCGCCCGCGGTTGTGGTATGGCCGGGGATTGTCGCTCGACACGATGCCGCGCTTCGCAAGCGCCATGCACGTTTGCAGGCCATCTCCGCGCACCTTCACGGGGTAGGTCCAGCAGTCGCCATGTGGGCGCAGGCCCTTCAGCAGATCAATCTGCGCGCGTGAGAGGGAGGCAATGACTAGATCGACAGCCATCGCCCCGACTTCGGCGGGCGGCGCGGGCTGGACGGGCGGTGGCACCTTGAACGGATCCGGGCCGCCCCGAATGTGGTCGCGGATCACTTCGTCCAGCTCATCGGCATCCGGCAGTGGCGTCCAGAACAGGCGCGCCAGCGTCTCGTCATCAGCGTCGGCCCACGGCCACCCGCCTGTATCGCCGACCTTCTGCGGCTGGACCTCATAGACGTCCACGCCGATCTGGACCGTGATGTCAAAGCTGACCGTGCGGCCGCAGTCGAGCGGCGAGCCTACCCATGGGGCCTGGTCGATCGGCCAGAGCCACCACAGGACATCGCCCATGTCTTCGTGCCACTCGTGGAGCGGGCGCGGCTGGACGTCGGTCATGCTGCCCCCTTCCCGTTCTTCCACATGAAGGTGGGCGGCTCGGGCAGCACGAACAGGTGCCGCAGGTTCGCGACATTCACCTCACTCGCCAGCGGTGGATAAAGCTCCACAGCCGCCTGATCGGCAAAACCCGCAAGGGTCTTCAGGTGCTGGAGATCATCCCAGCTGATGCCGTCCTTCCAGCGGCCTGTCGCCGTGTCGTAAGCGCAACGCTGGACCGACAGGCGAACAATGTTGCCGGCCTCCTGGTAAACTTGCACCATGAAGTCGCGGGATCGCAGGACGCGGATTAACTTCTCAGGCGAGCGCGGAGGCCATTCGGTACGCGGCACCTCTGCGAGGCTGTTGACCGGATAGCGGCGGTTCTCCTGCTCCATCTGGCGCAGGGCGGCGCGGCTGGGGTTAAGATCTTCGCTGCGCGGCGGGCGCGGCGGGGACCAGCGTTCCATCAATCCGGCCTCCCGATCATGATGTTGTGAGCCGCCACCAGCGCGCTGATCGTGCCCATGGCGGTGTCGTTCTCGCCGAAGCTGGCGACCACCGTCCGCGCGCCCGTCTCATCGTCAACGGCGAGGATGTGGATGCCGTCGGCCGGCCAGATCTCGTTATCGCCAAGCGGGCCGCTCTGCCGGTCACTCTCGATCCAGCGCTTGCCCCAATTATCGGTCAGCAACTGCAGCGCGACGTCGAACGGGTCGGGCGGATAGAGCGGCACGCCATGCTCCGCGCAGACCTTGCACAGTTCGACCTGGCGCCGGCAGAGGAAGTAGCTGCCGCCGTACTGCTGGATGGCGTGCGCGGGGCCGTACTTGCCCATGCGAATGGGTACGCCGCTGATGGTTTCGAGATCGGCGCCGAACTTAGACACTGGCGGTCTCGCTGGGCGACGCGATGCGCAGGTCAATGTCCATGCCGATTGTCGACTTGACCGCCTGCGCTACCGCTTCGGCGTCGATCGTCACTGGCGATGCCGGCTCGGCTACATCGATGCGAGCGATGATGCTGGGCGCTTCGAACAGCGCCAGCGGCAACGTCATCTTGACGTTGATCGCCCGCTCGCTGCGATCGAGCGCAGGCTCGCCCGCGGTGAGCTTGACGGTCGGCCGGCGGTTCCAGTTATTGGGCGCTCCGGGGTAGATCGTCAGCCAACAGTCGATGTGCACGACGTCTTTCTCGACGTGACCGAAGCGCGCGGGGCCCGACATCACACCATCTCCCCGCATCCGCGCCCGACCAGCTCGCCGTTCTCGCCGGCGGTGAAGTCGCGCAAGTGAACCCAGCCCTTGGGGCAGTCGAAGCCCCAATCGCGGACCTTGGGACCGGTGAAGAACAGGGAGATGCAAGGCTGCCCGCCGATGAGTTCGAGCCGGTGCATGTCGGTCGCTTGGCGCTTGATGAGATCGCCCGGCAGGCGGATGAACGTGCCCGCGGGCGTGATCTCGCGATAGCTGCCGGAGATCACGTAGGAGACATTCTCCCAAGGGTGATCGTGCAGCGCGCGGTCGTCATCGTCGCGAAGGATGCGGTGCAGGTAGACGTTCTGCTGCTCATTGCGCGGGATGATCCACCAGCGCTCCAGATAGGCGGGATCGCCGATGATGAAGTCGGCCGGGGCGGACATGCGGCGCGCTGCCCATGCCTGCATGTCTTCGAGGGTGGCGTAGCCGAGGTTCATCAGAACGGCACTCCGTCGTCATAGGGATCGAAGGTGGGGACGCGATGCTCACCGAACCCGATGAGATCGCCACGGCGAACCATTTCAGCAGTCGCCCGTTCATCCAAGATCATGCCCGCGATGTCATATGCGCACATTTCGGCCAGCGAATGAGCAAGAGCGGATCGCTCGGGGGTGGCGTCGGGCAGGACGTCGCTCATCACGCAACGCCCTGCCGGATCATCTCCAGCCGACCGGTCGCCTCTTCCTTCGACAGGAAGAACATAGCGGCGGCATCCGTGCCCAGGAGAAGTGCGCCGGCAGTGGCCGGGCCGACTTCCTTCTCAAGCGCATAGCCTTCCTCGCCCTTGAGATGAACCGCCCAGCCGGCGATGCAGTGCGCCGTCCCGCACGCATGCCAGTCGGACATGGTAAAATTCTCCGGCGCGGCGAGCGCATGCTCGGCAACCTGTTTCATCAGCGCGGCCTGATCCTCCGGCTTGGCGAGCGGCTGGCCGTTGATGGTCGCCAGGTTTGGCGCGTGCAGTTTCCCACGAGGTTTGATTTCGAGGGAGCCGCCGATGCTGGTGACGGCCTTCGCATCGTCACCCTTTTCAAGTATCAGGTCGCCGGCGATTGCGCCCTTGTAGGTCTTTGCCATGGTCAGATTTCCTCGTTCAAAGCGCACGGCACGATGCCGGCAAGGTCGCTGGAGCAGACGGCGCAGTCGCACTCGTCGCCCGGATCGGATTGTGCGGCGGACCGACCGGCCTCGACGGCCGATCCGCCAGGGTGGGGAGACGATCCCAGGAGGGGGTCAGGATCGCCCGAGGCTTCTACCCGAGGCGCGGACAGGGGGGTAACGCGCTGGTCGGGCAGATTGGGAACGGTGGCGGCGCGAGCGCGGAGGAAGCGGCCGAAGGCGATGGAGGAGACGTTGATCATGCGCGGCCTGCCTTTCCGCCGAAGCCGCCCATCACCCTGCCCAGCCACTCGCGGACCATGCTGATCATGTCTTCGCGATTGCCGTTGCTGATGTAGTTGACCCGTCCGCCTTCCATCTTGCCGCTCTCCGCGATGAAAAGGGTGAACACGATTCCTTCGGTTCCGGTCGGATTGAAGGCATCATCCAGAACCGCAGCGACTGCGTTCATCTTTGCGCGATGCTGATCTTCAATGGGTGCGGGCATTAGTTCACCCCCATCGTCGCGCGCAGCAGGGCGGCGGCCAGCTTGAACATGCCGCACCAGAGCGCAGCACCGCAGAGGGACATGATCCCGAGCGTTACCGGATGGATCGCCATGGCTGGCATCTCAGGCTCATCGTCCATGGCGGGCGCTCCCCGGTATCGGCTCGAAATTGAGCGCTGCGGCGATCTTGTCCGCGCTGGCCCAAAGCTCATGCACGATGAGCGCGGCGGTGTAGAAGCCGGCGGCCCAGATAAGCGGCGTGAAGACGGCGGCGATCATTTCGACCCTCGCGCGTTCTTTCTCGCCACAAGGTTCTTCAGCGCATCGTTCGCGTCCTCGCCCATGGCGGAGGCGCACTCGCGATCCCCCCACCATCCCTCAGCAAGAAAGTGGCCGTCGCGGCAGGCATTAATGCCCAGTCGACTGAATCCGTAGCTTGCCCGCAATGCCGTAAGGATGCCGCCTAGCGCGGCAAACGCGATTTCCGGGTCAAAGTCCGCAGGAATGTCGGGATTGACGCCAGCAAGGCGATCTTTTCCAACCATGGTGATCTCCCCGCCGTCTCGCGACCCGGCACGATGCGCGGGTGGTCAGGCGATGGAGTATCTCTAGTGTGTTGCAACACACCGCGTCAAGCGCAAAGTGTGTTGCCACACATCGTTCTTGTTTTGTTCGTTTGATTATGGATTCCTCTGGTGCTCAACGGGAGTGATTCGCTTGAGTGACGACATGCTTTATCAGCGGCTTGTAGGAGTGAGTTTCTATCAAGAAGCCCTGCAGCGCTGCGCGGCTGGCGAACCTGTGCGCATTGTCCATGAGCCCGACAATCCTCACGATCCGATGGCTCTAAGGGTTGTGTCCATGTTGGGCGAGACGATCGGTTATCTGCCCCGCCGAAGCCCGGTGCATGTCGCGATACTGCAGGACGGCAGAGGGGTATCGGCCGTCTTAGACAGCATAGGCATCGGCCGATCGTGCCTCTGGGGAGCTACCCTAAGCTTGGCGCTCTGTGACGACCTGCTGATCGTGCAATCACACTTCGAAGGAAAGCCGCCGCCTGAGCCTCCCAGGGGCGGATTTCGATATTGGGTCAGACCCCCAGCCGCCGTCGGGCAGCGCGCGGCATTACGAACAAGATGGGGGTAGCCCACTCAATTTCGACATCAACAATATCGTCAGCGTTCAAGCTGCGAAGGTTGAAAAAGCCTGGTTTCGAACCATGCGCTAATTGCTTCACGTAGGTTTCCCCCGTCACCAGCCGCACCGCACAAAACTCGCCGATGTCATCTTGGTCCACCCCGCGAGCCTCGGCCGAAATGAAGACGACATCGCCTGATGAATATCGCGGCAGCATTGACGAGCCTTGGACTTCCAGCGCCTCAATAACGCCTTCAGCGCCAGGAGGCCGAGGAAGGTCGACGGCGGGCGTCTCCTCATAGACGATCTCGCCGCCCGCGCCGATCCTGCCAACGAGGGGAACTGGCGAACCGCTACGAATAAGGTCGTGAATATCGATTTCTAGCGCCCCGGCCAACTTATGAAGGGTGCCGAGCTTGATGTCGCGATCTTCATTATCCAGAATGTCGCGCACCGAGGTTTCACCGAGCCCTGCCTTTTTCGCGAGCGGCTTATTCTTGATGCCCTTGCGGGCCATCACCCTGCGGAGAGCAATCCTAACACGCTGCAACTCATCCATTGGTTCGGCCATGTGTGCCGTTTCACACTTTTTACGCTGGCCACGATAGTCGCGCTGCAACACACCTTGACAGTGTGCGGCAACACACCTTAGAGATGGAGCATGGCTACCGTGCTCCCTGAGATCGAGGCTTTCCTTCAGGCATCGGGCATGTCCCCGACTGCTTTCGGGGACCAGGCCCTCGGCGACCGTCATTTCGTGCGCCAGTTGCGCAGCGGCCGGCGGTGCTGGCCTGAGACTGAGGACAAGGTGCGTTCCTTCATTCGTGATCATGCCCCCGCCCTTTGCACGACCTGCGACCACCGGCTGGATGACACCGCTATCCGCGCCTGCTCGGTCCGCGATTGCCCCCATGCCCAGAAAGAAGCTGCGTGATGTCCGGTTGTTGTGATCATGGTCCGGCTCTACGCGCAGGCGCGCCCAGCGTGTTGGGCAAGTTGCCGCGTCTCACACAGAGTTCTTATCGCGAGGCGGTGAGCCAGACGATCAGCGGCCTGGCCGCGCCCGAGGGCCTGACCGACCAGGACATGGCCGAACTGATCGGCAACAGCGCCGCCAGCGTCGGCAATGCCCGGAACAAGAAGGGCGACATGAGCGCCGTCGCCATGCTGTCGATCGGCAAGGCTTTCGGTCCTGAAGCGCTGAACACCATCCTTGCGCTGATCGGCGCCAAGGCTGTTCCGGCCGAAAGCCTGTGCTGCGGCAACGTCTCGCATATCCCGGTCGCCATCGCGGAGGCCCTGCCCCTGCTGATCACGCTATTCGCTGACAACGAGTGCTGCGACCGTGACGTCGCCCGCCTCGATGCAGCCGGTGTCATCGACACGTTCATTCGCGCGGCATCCATGCTGGAGCGCCGCCGCAACGAGGTGCGCCTGAAGAACGGCTGAAACTGAACCGAGCGGGCCTGGCGCCCAGGAGTGAAAAATGATTTGCGCGAGCGGCGCGGCGCTGTCGATGGGCAGTTCCGCGAACGATCTTTCCTTGCCTGTAACGCCGACCGTCGCCGTCATCGGCGGCGCGACGCTGTATCTGGGCGATTGCTACGACATTCTACCGCGGCTCGGCTGGATCGACGTGCTCGTCATGGACCCGCCCTATGCCTTCAACACCTCGGGCGGCGGGCAATTCCGCGCGCAGCGCGGCCACACCGACCAGATCGCCGAGGAAGGACTCGACCAGGGCTTTGACCACAAGATCATCAATCCGCTGCTCTGCGGCTCGGTCGTCGTCTTCTGCCACAACGATCAGGTTCCCGACCTGAGCGCTTATCTGCGCGGCAGCTTCGACCGGTTCGTGCTCTGCATGTGGATCAAGACGAACCCCATGCCGATGGCGAACCGCCATTATCGGGCGGACAACGAGATATACTTTCACGCCTGGAACCGCGGCCATCATCCCGAGGGGACGCTCGCCCAGAAGGCCCGCCACGTCACCAGCCAGGTTGGCCGAGGCGGCAAATTCGGTCACCCGACGGTCAAGCCCGATGCGGTGATGGATAAGATCATCACCAACTGCGCGCCCGGCCTGATCTGCGATCCCTTCATGGGAACCGGGTCGACGGGCGTCGCCGCGGTGAAGGCCGGCCGGCGGTTTGTCGGCATCGAGAAGAGCCCCACGCATTTCGCGACCGCCTGCGCCCGGCTTGCTGCCGCGCAGGGAATCGTTCGCGCCCGGCAGGATCAGCAGGGCCTGCCTGTTTCCCTCACCCCTGCCGAAGGAGCAACCAAGTGACCGAACAACATGACCTCGAAACAGGGGAGCTACTGGAGCAGCGCCCCGCCGACGGCGGCCAGCGCCATCCTGCGGCGCATAGCCTCGCCGATTTCATCCGCATGCAGGAAGACGGGCAGTTCGATGCCGACGTCGCGTTCGACCTGAACGAGCTGGCCGCCGATCTCGAAGAACTCGCCGAAGCCACTGGGCAGGGCAAGCTCAAGGCGAAGCTGACGATCACCATCGACATCGCGCGCGAACCGGCCGGGCATTACGTGTTCGCCGCCAAGCACGTCATCAAGCGCCCTGACGAAAAGCGCCGCCAGTCGGTCGGCTGGGTCACCGAAGACAACAAGTTCACGCCGAACAAGCCCCGGCAGGGAAACCTCTTCGGCACCGTCCGCGACGTCACGCCCCGCCGCGACGTCCGCAACTAGTCCCACCAGCAGAAGGAACGCCCAATGACCACCACCACGACCCCGGAACCGCGCGACATCGGATTAACCATCCACCGCGCGCACGAAGCCGCAGAGAAATATCAGAAGCCGACGATCACTATGATCGGCCACCCGGTCGATCCTGACGTGCTGGTGCCCGTCGTTCTCGACAAGGATGGCTATTCCGTCCTGCCCAAAGCCGCCCTGGCCGATTACCTCGAAATGCCGGAACGCCGCACCGGCACCGCCACCCTGACCCGCCTCGACAGCTTCATCGCGCACATCATGCGCTTCATGGATGCTGACAGCATCGTTTTCGCCCGCGACAATCGTGAAAACCCGGCCCTGACCGCCGTCCTCGATTATCACCGGGCGGGCGCCGAGGCCGATCCGCGATTCGGCAAACATCGGGCCGTGTTCAACTTCCCGCTCTCCGACGAATGGAAGGTCTGGCAGAAATTCAACAAGGTGCAGATGGACCAGCGCGAGTTCGCCGAGTTCATCGAAGACCGCATCGTCGACATCGAGTTCATCGAGGACATCGATGCGCTCAGCGAAGAAATGCGCCGCTATATCGGCACTACCAACGCCGGCCGGATCGCCACGCCGACCCGCATGCACGAGCTGTCCACGAACCTTGAGGTTTACGAGAACAGCGTGATCAAGCAGGTGCAGAAGCTGCAGACCGGCGAGGCGCAAATCCGCTTCGAGAGCGAGCATGTCGATGCGGCCGGCGCTCCGGTCGACATCCCGGCGCTGTTCGTCATCTGCATTCCGGTCTTCGCGCACGATGGCTATTACCGCATCGTCGCGCGGCTGCGCTACCGGGCGACCGGCGGGCTGAAGTTCTGGTATGAACTGTGGCGCACCGACCTCGTCTTCGACGACGCCTTCGACAAGGCCTGCGAGCGCGTGAAGATCGAAACCGAACTTCCGCTGCTCGTCGGATCCCCGGAGTAAGCCGATGAAGGCCCGGGGGCATTATTATCGCGCCGGCATGCTCGGCCGCTCAATCGCAACGATGGCCGGACAGGGAGGCACGTCATTCGTGGCGCGCCTCCAGTGTTCCAGTTGTCTGGCGCTGGGAGAGCGGAACCTGCGCGCGATCATGCCCCCGGACCAAATCGACAGGAAGTTCCAGCAACTCGGTTGGGCCATCGATCCGCATATCTGCCCCGAATGCCTGTCACTCACCCATAAAGAGAGGTCGAAAATGTCGGCAAAGCCGTCTCCTGACGCCATGCGCGCCCAGGCTCAAATGATCACCCTGCTGCAGACGCATTTCAATGTCGAGAGGGGCGCGTTCGCAAAGGATTGGGATGATGCGCGCGTTGCCAGCACGACCGGCATCGCAAAGCCGCTGGTGGTCGAATATCGCGAAGCCTGTTTCGGTCCGCTGAAGGAGCCGCCCGAGCTTGCTGGCATCCGCGCCGACATTGCGTCGCTTGAGCGGCTGCATCTGGAATCGGTCAACAGCTTCGCAATCGAAGTCGCAAGCCTGCGGTCCCGGCTCGGCGAACTGTCGAAGAAGTGGGCGGCGTGACCATGGGTCGCCTCTATCTCCGCGCGCGGCTGGTCAACGCTTGGCGCCGCCTGTTCCCCCACCCCGCCGTCATCGCCATGCGCGAGCGCCGCCGCGTTGCCCGCAACGCCGTGACCCGGTCATCCGGCAACCGCCGCGCCGCAGTCCTCGCCATGACCGAGCGCCTTCGTGAGGAAAGCCCCGCCAATGGCTGAGACGTTCAACTGTGAAGGCGGATGCGGCCGGGAACTCAAGATGTATCCGCGCCGCAAGACTCGGCTATGCCGCCGTTGCTGCGCCATCGAGATCGGGCGCGACCCGGCCAAGAACGCCAAGGTCAGCGAGAGCATGAAGAAGCTGTTCACTGATCCGGGTTTCCGGAAGAACCACGCCCAGCGCTGCGCCGATGGCCTTCGGGCCTTCCTCGCCAGCAACCCGCAGGAAGTGGAGCGCCGCCGCGCATCGGGGAAGGCGCTTGCTTTGACCGGGCTCGGCCATGCTGCGCAGAAGCCCGGATCCGCGCCCCGCATGACGGCCGGGCGGAAAACGACCGAAAGGCGCATCGGCTGGTGTCCTTCCCATCTGCGCGACGAGTATCGAAGGCTGAAGCGCAAGGGCAAGAGCGCAGCGGAGGCGCGCTCCATCATCGAGGCGAAGATGCAGCGCGCGCGCGAGCAGCGTGGCCAGCGCCTTTCCTTTGCGGAGCAGTTGGAGCGGGCGAAAGCCGGCGGCACTCTCGTCAAGACCTTCAAGCCTGCCGCAGCAGCGCCGGACTTCACGCTTGGCGGTGTCGCCTCGGGAATGATCTGATGGGTGCTTCATGGTTCCAACAGCCGAAGCGGCGCATCAATCGCGCAGGCGGAGCGTCGTCCGGCATGACCGAGCGGCCGGTGCAGCACGGCGCGATCCGGCTGCTCGCCATGCGCGGCATCGAGGCCGTGCACGTGCCCAATGGCGCGCATCTGGCCGGCAACAAGCTGGCGCGCATCAAGCAGATGGCGGCATTGCGCAAGGACGGCCTGCGCCCCGGCTTCCCTGATCTGATCCTGTTTCCGCGCAAGCAACTGCTGATCGGCTTCATCGAAGTGAAGCGCGAGATCGGGAACGACCTGTCGGACACGCAAGAGGATTGGCGCGCCGATCTCATCGCCTGGGGCTTCCCCTGGGCGATGATCCGGCAGCCGGAAGAGGCGCTGGACGCGGTGCGTGCGTGGGGGTGGATCAGGTGAGCAAGCGTCCTGCATTTCAGTTCTATCCTGGCGATTGGCGGACAGATCCTGGCCTTCGTCTATGCTCGCTCGTCGCACGCGGTCTATGGATCGAGATGATGGCGATCATGCACGAGGGCGAGCCCTACGGCCACCTGACTGCCCAAGGTCGCCCGATCTCCGATGATATGCTCGCCCGCCTTGTTGGGGAACCCCCGGCGATAATCCGCAAGTCAATGAAAGACCTCGAAGCCAACGGCGTGTTTTCGCGCACCGAGGGAGGTGTCATCTTCAGCCGTCGCATGGTCCGCGACGAAGAGGTCCGCGATGCCCGCGCCGCGGGTGGATCGCTCGGCAAGGTCCACGGCGCAAAGGGGGCTTCTCATGGAACAAAGGGGGGTCGTCCCCGCAAGGAAAAACCCCCCTTATCCGATGAGGCAAGGGGGGTTATTTTACCCCCCCCTTCTACTTCATCTCCATCTTCCTCTTCATTTGTTGATGATGATGGTGCAGCGCGCGTGATCGATTTCGCTGATTTGGCGGATGAGATGACCCGGATTGCCGGGGTCAGGCACATGGAGCCGACCCGCATTGCCGAGCATGTCGATCTCGTTCGGGAATGGGTTGGCATCGGGGCCAGCCCTGACGACATCCGCTGCGCCATCTCCAGCGGCGTGTCGTCCGCCGCCGCGCCGATCCGCCACCTCCGATATTTTGACGGCGCACTGCGCCTCCTCATCGCAAAAAGGAACAACGCCCATGGGTCAGTTGGCACGCATCCAGCCGGAGCAGTCGAACTCGGTAGTGAGCTGGCAAGAGCCGCCCTTGCCGACGAAATTGGACGACGCGGTCAAATCCCGAATTAACGTGTTCGAGTTGCCGGTGCCTGGCCCGCAATTCTTGCCGGCTTTGCGCGCTGTGGTCGCCGCTCAGCCGCCGCTGGCGACGCATACGGACATCAACGGTTGGGTGATCAAGCTGTCTACCGTCATGCCGATGCGGAAGATGAGCGCCACCGACGCTGCCGTCGCCGTCGAGGCGTATCTCGAAGGCCTGTCCGACCTTGCTGCGTGTGATCTCGACCGAGCCTGCGGCCACCTGCTGCGCAACAGCAAGTTTATGCCGACGGTAGCGGAGATCCGCGAGCAGGCGGCGAAGATCTCATCGGTGCGCCGATACCGTCAGCATCGCGCCTCCATGCTGATCATGCGCCACGAGCGGGAATGGACTGGTCCTGTGGCCGATGGAACGGCCGTCGATTGCAGCGATGTGGTCGCTGAGGCGCTGGCGAAACGCTCGTCGGCGCAGTAAGAACAAGAGAAGAACGGAGCTAAGGTATGAGCGAGCGGGGCAAGCAGTGGTGCATCCTTCGGACACAGGGCCGAACCACCATCAGTTTGGCGGAGTCATTGGCAAAGGATGGGTTCGAGATCTGGACGCCGATTGAGACGCGCACGATTACGGTACCGCGCGCAAACGTGAAGCGGCAGGTCCGTTTGCCCATCATGCCGACCTATGTCTTTGCCGGCTTTGATCACCTTCGCGACCTGCTCGATCTTGCCGCCATGCCTGTCCGCCCCCGCCGTGGCGCCGGCCTTATGGACGCCGCCCATGCCGCGTTCCACGTCATGCGCTGCTTCGGCGGGATACCGGTGGTTGAGGACCATCACCTCGCCAGCCTGCGACGTCTGGAGTCAAAGCGTTCCCCAAAGAAGCGTGCTCCTTATGTACTTCCCAAGAATGTTGGGGCCAAGGTCACAGAAGGTGCGTTTGGCGGGATGGTTGGCCGCGTGATCCGTAGTACGCCATCGTCGACGATGATCGACTTCGGGTTGGCCTTTCCTGCCAGCATTCCCACTTCCATCGTCATGCTTCATGATGTAAAGGATCAGCAGGTCGCCCCACTTCGGGCGGCCTGATCACTCGACAGTGATCTGGCGTGCACCGATCTGGGCCATTTGGCTGATGCAGACCGCGCCACAATACTGACCGGCCGAGCGCGATGCGCAGGTGACCGGGACCGTTTCCAAGTCATGCCGCAAATCCTGCCGAACGGTGCGCCCTATGGCCTCGCAAGCTGTGACCCCTGCCGATGAGATGGAACGGCTTGCAGGCGAGTTGCATATGCTGGCGTTCGACATGCGCGAGCCATCGCGGTCGATCGCCCGATCTGATCGCATCATCGGTGAGGCTGAGCGGATAGCGGGCGCAGTGCGGCGCGTGGTGAGGGGCAATGGCTGAGCGTCTGCGCGGTCGGGCCGGCAAGGCCCAACGCCTGCGCCGCCTTCAATCCGAGCCGCTCTGTCGCGACTGCAAAGAGCGCGGCATCATCACAGCGTCAACCGTGCCCGACCATATCACCCCCCTCGCCTTGGGCGGCACCGACGATGACGACAACATCCGCTGCCTCTGCGACCCCTGCCACAGGCGCCGGACCGCCGAGCAGTTCAAGCAGAAGCGCGCCGCCCTCGGAGCCTGCGGCATCGACGGCCTGCCCACTGATCCAGACCACCCTTGGAACCGGGCGCAATAATGTTGCGCGATGACGCAACGAAATAGGGGGGGGGTGGGTCAAAAGTCAGGGCCGATCCGACGGGACACCGACATAGCCCTCGAATTTCAACGCTAATACAGTTTTTGCTCTGGACCGGGAGGCCCGCCGATGAGCCGACGCCAGCGCATCGACAGCGCCGAGGCCGCCGTTGCCGTGATGGCCGCTGCCACCAAGGATTTGTCGCCGCCCAAGCACCTGAAACTGCGCCGCGGTGACCGGCCGTTCTGGGATTCGGTTATCGCGGAAAAACCCCGATCCGAATGGACGGATGCCGATCTTGCTGTTGCTGCCAACCTGGCCCGCGCCATGGCGGACGCAGAGAAACTCGCGGCCTTCTCCGTCGACCGTGGCGGAAACGTCAAAGTGACGGTGCTGATCCAGACGATCGAACTGAGCGACAAGCTGGCGCGGCGCATCGTTACCCTTCGCCGAGCCTTGGGCCTCGACAACCGAGCGAAGCACGGCGAGCAGCGGGACGTGAACAAGCGGCGGGAGCATGCGCACGAGATCGAGGCCGGCCATAACCCGCTCGCCGAGGATGATGACGATCTGCTGGCGAGGCCGGGCACTCTCCAGTGAGCCAGCCGCGCGGCGCGATCCCGCCGCCGACTTTCAGCGGGGATCATAAGCCCAGGACGCGCGGCGACCGAGCCATCGCGTTCATAGAAAAATACTGCCTGGTCCCTGAAGGCAAGCTGGTCGGGCAGCCGATCAGGCTCGACCCGTTCCAGAAAGAGTTCATCTGGTCGGTCTATGACAATCCTGCCGGCACGACTGAGGGCATCCTCAGCATGGCCCGCAAGAACGGCAAGACCGCCCTGATCGCATGCCTTTTGCTCGTCCATCTGGTCGGCCCGGAAGCCCGCCTCAATAGTCAGATCGTCTCAGGCGCGCGGTCACGCAAGCAGGCGGCACTGGTGTTCAATCTGGCCTGGAAGATGGTCAAGCTGAACCCGAAGCTGAAGGTGCTGGTGAGGGTTATCCCATCGGCGAAAACGCTGATCGGGTTGGCGATGAATGTGACTTACGAGGCGTTGTCTGCGGAGGCTGGAACCGCGCACGGCTTGTCGCCAGTTTTGGCTATCCTTGACGAGTTGGGCCAGGTGCGCGGCCCGCTCGATGATTTTGTGGAAGCGATCGAAACGGCGTCGGGCGCATATGACGATGCGCTTCGTCTCATCATCTCCACGCAGGCGCCGACCGACGCGGACATGCTCAGCATCAAGATCGACGATGCACTGCGCTCGAAAGATCCGAAGATCGTCGTCCGGCTTTATGCCGCCGAGCCGAAGGCGGAACTGCTCGACCCAGCGGCGCACAAGGCAGCGAACCCGGCTCTGGGCACATTTCGGTCGAAGGTTGAATTGCTGGCGGCTGCCGAGAAAGCGGCGCGCATGCCATCGGCGGAAAACGGTTTCCGCAACCTGTATCTGAACCAGCGCGTCAACCGCTTCTCGCCTTTCATTTCCCCGAGCGTTTGGGGTGCCTGCAACGGCGAAACGGATGACGAGGCGTTCCAGAAGGGCAAGGTTTTTGGAGGCCTTGACCTTGCGGAGACGACCGACCTCTGCGCCTTCGTACTCGCGGCTCTGTGGAATGACACTTGGCATCTTCGGGCATGGTTCTGGAAACCCGAAGCGACGCTTAAGGATCATCAGAAGCGCGACCGGGTGCCTTATGAGAAGTGGGCGGAACAGGACTTCATAAACACCACGCCGGGCGTTGCCGTCGACTATGAATATGTCGCCCACGACCTAGCGCGGATCTGCGACGGCATTCCCGTCATCAAGATCGGTTACGACCGCCACCGTTTTAAAACTCTTGAGACCCAGATGCAGAAGGTCGGGGTCGAGCTACCGTTCGAACCATTCGGTCAGGGCTTCATCAGTATGGCGCCCGCCATGGATCTGATGGAGATCGATTTCCTCAATGGCCGGGTCCGCCATGGGGCGCACCCAGTGCTGACCATGTGCGCCGCTAACGCGGTCGTGAACAAAGACCCGGCCGGGAATCGCAAGCTCGACAAGGCCAAGTCGACAGGAAGGATCGATGGCATGGTCGCAGCAGTCATGGCGCGCGGGGTCGCAGCGCTCTCGCCCGATGAGGTGTCGTTGGACGACTGGATCGCGAGCTACTCGGCATGAGTGGTTATCAGCTATCCGCTCGCGCCGCCGCCGCTGAGCGCCGATGGTCAAAGCCGTCAGAGCGCAAGAATGTGACGGTGTTCCGCAACGGTATTCCGGCTGGTGCGCAGGACGAGGATAACTTCGTCCGCAACAAGATCACGGTTGCCGACTATAACGACAGCGGCGCTGCCCATGGCGCAATTGGGCTGTCGACCACTTGGGCCTGCGTCAATTTCATCGCCGGCACGATCGCGTCACTGCCGCTCACCATCTATCGCAAGGGTGCTGGTGGCGTTCCTGTGGAGGCGCCGGATCATCCGCTTTACCGCCTACTCCATAGCCGTCCCAACTTCGACCAATCTGCCTTCGACTTTTGGGAGTTCATGGCAGCGTCGATCGAACTGCAGGGCAATGCCTATGCGGAAAAGATGCTTGGCGTGGGCGGCAATGTTATCGCACTGACCCCGATCCGGCCCGACATCATGTCGGTGAAGCGCCTAGCTTCTGGCGATATCGAATATCGCTGGACGGACGATTTTCGCCCTCGCGTCGTAACGCAGGAGCGCATGCTGCATGTCCGAGGCTTCGGCGGCTCGCCTCTCGGCGGGCTGTCGCCCCTGAGCGTCTGCCGGCGGGCGTTCCACTCTGCGTCGTCGGCCGAATCCGCAGCTTCCAAACTGTTTGCAAATGGTGTGATTGCCAGCGGCGTCCTAACCAAAGAGGGAGTGCCTCTTACCAAAGAGCAGAGGGGCGAACTGGAGCGCCTGCTACAGGAGAAATTCGTTGGTTCCGCGAATGCAGGGCGGCCGATGCTGCTCGATGGCGGACTGAAATGGGAGGCGCTTTCCATAAAGCCCGGCGACGCAGAAATGCTGGAAAGTCGGAAGTTCAGCGTTGAAGAGATTTGCCGCATCTTCGACGTGCCGCCCCATCTGGTGGGACATACCGAGGGCAACACCACGCTCGGCAGCAGCATCAAAGAACAGACCCAGGGCTTCATCAAATTCAAGATGCGCAAACGGCTGAAGCGCATCGAATCCGCCCTTGAGATGCAGATGCTGTCTCCTGCCGACATCGCCGCTGGCGTGTCCATCGAGTTCAACATCGAGGGCTTCCTGCGTGGCGACAGCGAAGGCCGCGCCGATTTCTATAACAAGATGAAGCCTTTCATGACCGTCAACCAGGTCCGAGCCCTTGAAGGCTGGGAGCCGGTTCCGGGCGGCGATCAGATTTACCGCCAGATGCAGGATGAGCCGCTGGGCGGGCGCAGTCAGACGCGAGGAAATGACGATGCTGCACAATAGCTTTTCCTGGAGCGTTAAGGGCATTGACGAGACCGGATATGTCGAAGGTCTCGGTGCCGCCTTCGGCAATGTCGACTTCGGCGGTGACCGCATCCTGCCCGGCGCGTTTCAAAAAACCCTGAGTGGTCGCAGCGGTATTCCGATGCTGCTGTACCATGACACCCGCCGCCCCGTGGGCAAGTGGAGCGAGCTTAGCGAGACGGATGACGGCCTGCTCGTCAAGGGCAAGATCAGCGTCAAGACCCGCGACGGTGGCGAGGCTTATGAGCTGGTGAAGGACGGAGCGCTTTCGGGTCTGTCAATTGGATACGACGTCGCCTCGGGCGGCAAGCGCATGGCCGGGAAGGTCCGCGAGCTTATCGACTTGATCCTGCACGAGGTGTCCCTGGTGACGATCGGCATGAATCCCGAAGCAGGCGTGACCGGCGTGAAGGATCAGGACGTATTTCAGCGGTGGGTGGCCGGGGTCCGGCCCCAGCGCCGCGAACTGGAGGCGCTGCTGAAGGATGGCTTCAGCGTGTCGAACTCCGAAGCCGAGCGCATGGCGAACGCTCTGCTGCATGATGATCGCGGGGGCCGCGACGAGATAGCCAATCCGAACGACGCGCTCTGGGCAGCAATGCAGGCCGCGGCGAACTGAACCACATGGGCGCGTAAGGCCCGTTGCGGAGTACCTATTATGAAGAACATGTTTTTCCTCGGCGCAGGTCGCGCCGCGGTTGGGCTCGCCCTGATCGGCGCGCTTACCGAAAATGAACGCCGCCGGGGCCGGCTGCTTCGCGACCCTGAAGGTCACCCCCAGGGTAAATCCTTGGCGGAGATCGCGGCCGAGACCAAGGCCGCTTTCGAAAAGAAGCACGGCGAGGTGAAGGAAATCGCCGAGAAGGCCCTTGCCGAGGCCAAAGAGGGCAAAACGCTCTCGGAAACCACGAAGGAGCTGGCCGATCAGGCCCTGACAACGCTCGCGGAAGCCAAGACGCGCATGGACGATCTTGAGCAGAAGATGGCGCGTCGCACCAGCGAGCAGGATGGTCCGACCACCGCAGGCGAGCGCTTCGTCAATGACGAAGGCTTCAAGGCATTCGCGGCGCAGACCCGCCCTCGTGGCCGCTCCATCGTCGAGGTGAAGGACATCACGTCGCTCACTACCGACGCAGCCGGTTCCGCCGGTGCGCTCATCAACAGCGACCGGCGTGGTCTTCAGGTCGAACTGCCCCAGCGGCGCATGACGGTGCGCGCACTCATCGCGCCTGGCAACACCACCAGCAACTCGATTGAGTACGAACGCGAGAAGCTGTTCACCAACAATGCCGCGCCGGTCGCGGAAGGCGCGCTGAAGCCGCAGAGTGAACTGCAGTTCGAAGACGCTACCGCCACCGTCCGCACCATCGCGCACTGGATGCGCGCCTCGGTGCAGATCCTGGCGGATGCGCCCGCCATGCGCTCGATCATCGATCAGCGCCTGCGCTATGGCTTGGCTTTCAACGAGGAAGCCCAGCTGCTCAACGGGTCGGGCACTGGCCAGAACCTGCTCGGCATGGTGACCGCCGCGACGCCCTACGCGGCACCGGGCAGCCTCACCGCAACCACGCAGGTCGACGTCGTGCGCTTGATGATCCTCCAGGTTGCTCTGGCGGAATATCCGGCGAATGGCATCGTCATGAACCCGATCGATATGGCCGCGATCGAAATGTCGAAGGATGCCGCTGGCGGCTATCTGATCGGCAATCCGCAGGGCACCATCAACAAGACCCTATGGGGCCTGCCCGTTGTGGAGACGCAGGCGATGGGCGTCGACAAGGCTCTGGTCGGTGCCTTCGATCTGGCCGCCCAGATCTTCGACCGGCAGGACGCTACCGTGGAGGTGTCGACCGAGGATCAGGACAACTTCGTCCGCAACAAGGTGACCATCCGTGCAGAGGAACGCCTGGCGCTGGCGATCTACCGCCCGCAGGCGCTCGTTTACGGCGACCTTGGCCGCGTCCCCTGATCCACATGAACGGGCTGGCGGTGACCCTGCCAGCCCATTTTTAGGAGTGCTGACATGACCATGGTCAAGGTCCGGCTATTGAAGCCGCTCAACAATCTGCCCGAAGGCACGGAAACGGAGTTCGACAAGTCGGACATCGCGCATCTGAAAGCCATGCACGCTATCGAGGAACTGTCCGAGGACGAGGACGAAGCGTCCGCGCCCGTGGAAAAGCCGCTCGATGAGCAGCCTGACACCCCTCCGGCCGAGCAGCCGCAGGAACCGCCAATCGATCCCGCGCCCGCCAAGCCCAAGGCGTCGCGCAAGCCCGCCAAGGCGGACTGATGCGCGCGCTCGTCGTCATCCCTCCCGATCCGGTTGTGACCTGGGCGGAAGCCAAGGCGCACCTGCGCCTTGACGGTGACGACGAGCGCGATTTTGTCGAGGCGCTGATCGCCGCCGCGACCGGCCACATCGACGGCCCTGCCGGGTGGCTGGGCAGGGCGCTTGGGTTGCAGACTATCGAGGTTCGATTGCCGTCCTTCGGCGTCACGTCGATCGTGCTGCCATACCCTCCCGCTGTCGACATCGTGTCGATCGAATATGTCGACGGCAACGGCGACGTTGCGATCCTCGACGATGACGATTTTGTGCTATCCGGGCCGCTGCTGCGTCCGGCCTGGCCGAACTCGTGGCCGACAGCGCAATGGCGCGGGTGCGACGGGGATGCCGTGCGCATCCAGTATCGCGCCGGTTATGCGGTCAACCCTGACGCTGATCCCATCATTCCCAACATTCCCGCACCGATCAGGGCCGCGATCCTGCTGATGGTGGGCGACCTTTACCGCTTCCGCACCTCGGCATCGGACATGAGCATAGCCCCGGCGTCCATACCCATGTCGACCACTGTCGAGAGCCTGCTGAACCCCTTCCGGGTGTATCGCTGATGACGCTCGACCCTGGCACTCTTGATCGCCGCGTAACGATCTTGGCCGCGCAGTCTGAGGATGACGGATTTTCTTCGTCTCCGGGCGCTCCGGTCGAAGTAGGAAAGCGGTGGATGTCTCGAAAGGACATAGGCGACGGCGAGCGCATCAGAGCCGAGAGCTTCGGCTCGAAGATCAGCAGCAGGTTCGTCTGCCATTACGACAGCCTGACGTCGACAATCCGACCTGATCGCCACTCGCTGCTCTGCGAAGGCACGGTTTACAACGTAGTGGGCGTCAAAGAGATCGGCCGTCGCGAGGGGCTGGAGATCACCACCGCCGCCGAGTTGCGGTCGTGAAAGCTGGGCTGCGCGTAGAGGGCTTCGATGAGGCCGATCGAACACTTGTGCGGCTGGGGGACATGCGCGACGCGGACGAACTCAAGGAAATCGGTATCGACGCGCTCCAGCCCGTCTCTGAAACGGCCCGCGCGCTGGTGCGCCGCCGCACCGGCACCCTCGCCAACTCGATCCACGCGGGCGATCGGCTCAGCCCGGCGCAATCCGCCCTGAACCACCCGGAGCCGGGGACCGTGGAAATCTATGCTGGGCCGGGACCGCTGCCACAGGCCATCACCGAAGAGTTCGGCACCGTTCACGAGAGTGGGCACCCGTTCATGCGGCCGGCGTGGGACAGCCGCGTCTCCGATGTTCAATCCCGTCTGAAGGAAGGCTTGGGCAAGCGCTTGGACTGGATCGTGAAAGGCTGAAGATGGAAGAGCAATTCCGGGCGGCGCTGCTCGCGAACGCCGGGTTGGCGGGAATAGTCGGCACCCGGATCGACTGGGGGTTGCGCGGGCAGGTGCCCAGCGTCCGTCTTCAGGTCGTGAGTGGCGTGCCCTTCTATACCCACAGCGGGCGTGACGAGATGACGCCCTATCTGGTTCAGGCCGACTGCTTCGGCGCACGATATGGCGACGCAAAGCGCGTTGCGCGCGCCGTTCACGCAGCGTGCGGCGACCTTGGCCTGCCACACTTCAATTCCTGTTTCGTCGAAAACGAGCGCGACGATCAGGACGTGGATGCGGCGAGTAACCCCATCCATCGGACTTCGCTCGACCTGCGCCTCTGGCACTACGCATCTTAACGACAGGAGAATGACCTATGGCAGGTAACAGCCAGGCGATGACGGGTCTTGGCATCAAGATCCGCATCAAGGTTCCGCCCGCAACCGCTTTCGCGGAAATCGGCGAGCCGTTCGAGATCACGCCGCCCCAGCAGCTTGATGATGAGATCGAGGTGACCCACTTCGGCTCGCCCGACGGCGTGAAGGAATATATCGGCGGTCTGACCGATCCGGGCGAATGCTCGTTCACGATCAACTATGTCCCCGGTGGCCCGACCGAAACGCTGGTGCTGGCGGCAAAGGCAACCCGCAAGCCGGTGCCCTTCGAGTTCGAGTGGCCGAACGGCGCTGTCTGGGCTTTCGATCTGCTGGTGCGTGGCTTTCAGCCCGCCGCGCCGCTGAACGACCGCCTTACCGCGCAGGTCACCGGGCGCTGCTCGGGTTCGATCGTCCGCGAGCCGGCAGACTAACCGATGGCGAACCCCATCAAGGGCGAAGTCGCCTGCAAGATCGGCGAGCAGGAATTTATCCTGCTCTACGACTTCAACGCGCTCTGTACGATCGAGGCTGACCTTGGCGTCGATGTCGAGCAGCTCGGCGAACGTCTCGCAAGCCCGACCATGATCCGGTCGATCTTCCGCATCGGTCTGGAGGCCAAGCACGGCCTCATGTCCGATCTGGAAGCAGGCAACCTGATCCACCAGTTGGGCGTGCAGCCTGCCGCCGAGGTGATTGCCAAGGCATTTCAGGCGGCGTTCCCTGAGCCGAGCGCGGAGGGAAAGGCGAAGACCCAGACGAAGACTGGGACTGGCAAAGGGCGCTGACGATCTGGACCGAGCTTGATCTCGGTCCAGACGCCGACAGTTTCTTTCGCAGCACGCCGCGCCTGATGAGCCTTCTCGTTGAGGGCAAGCGACGCGCGGCGGAGAATGACCATCATGACCGGGCGTGGCTCGCCTGGCACGTCGCGGCGCTCCAGCGCGCCAAGACAATGCCCACGCTAAAGGACGTCGCCGGTCCACGCCGAGCCAAGAAGAAGCGCGCGATGAGCGCCGACCAGATGCTCACGATGGCCCACCTGTGGGCCGCAGCGGCACCGCCGAAGAAACCGAAGGGAAAATAGATGAGCAGCAATGCCGTCATCGGCGCCCTTCGCGGTGTCCTCATACTTGACACCAACGACTGGACGCCTGCGGTCGGCCGGGCACGAGGTGACCTTGCCGGGCTGCGCAGCGCGTTTCAGCAGTTGGGGACGGTGCTGGACGATCTGACGCGCAAGATGCGCATCGTGGGCGTCGGTATGACGGCGGCGCTGACCGTGCCTCTCACCGCCCTGGGTGTGTCGGCCAACCGCACCGCCAGCACGTTCGAGGCCGCGATGAAGCGCGTCGAGGCAGCGCTGCAGGGCGTCACCGGCAAAGAATTGAAGCAGCTTTCCGATCAGGCCAAGTCGCTTGGCCCGGCTGTGGGTAAAGGCGCGACCGACGCCGCCGAAGGCATTGAGGCACTGGGTCTCGCGGGTGTCGCCACCTCGGACATCCTCGGCGGCGCGCTGAAGGCGACGCTTGATCTGGCTGCGGCCGGAATGGTCAATGTCGCGCCGGCCGCGAGCCTCGTCACGGACGTCATGAGCCAGTTCAAGGCCACGGCGGCGGAATTGCCCGCGATCGTCAATGACGTCGTCGGTTCGCTCGATGCCTCGAAATTCGGCTTTGAGGATTTCCAACTGGCGGTTGCGCAAGGCGGCGGCGTCGCAGCGGCGGCCGGGCTGAGCTTCCGCGATTTTGCGACGGCTGTTGCCGCCACCAGCACCCAGTTCAGCAGCGGGTCGGACGCGGGCACATCCTTCAAGACCTATATCCAGAGCCTTGTTCCGGTGTCGAAAGATGCCGAGCGCGCCATGAAGAAACTCGGCATCGAGTTTTTTGATATGAAGACCGGGCGCATGAAGCCGCTGGCCGAACAGGCGGAGGTGTTGCGCAAGGCGCTGGGCGGACTTTCGGACAAGTCGAAGAGCGACGCGCTCAAGACCATTTTCGGGTCGGACGCATCCCGCACGGCCATCGCGTTGATGGAGCGCGGACGGCAGGGCATTCTGGACGTGCAGAACGAAATCCTGCGCGGCGATGTCGGGGCAAAGATCGACAAGCGCCTGGAGGGCGAGGCGGCTGCAACAAAGCGTGTCGCGAACGCCTTCGAGAGCCTGAAGATCGCGATTGGCGAGGCGGGTCTGACCGCCCTGATGACGTCGATCAAAAACGCATGGGCTTCGCTTCTAGAAGCGCTTGCCGGCGCTAACCCTGTTTTCTTGCAGATCGGTGTCGTCGTCGGCGCGCTGGTGGCTGCCTTGGGACCGCTGGTAGCCGTTGGTGGGCTTATCGCCAAAGTCGTCCTTGTTCGGCTGGCGCAGGGGTTCGGCCTGATCGGCCGCGCCATCGCCTTCATCATCGCGCCCGCAGAGGCGCTGATCGCGACGTTGCTGGAGTTCGGGGCAGCGCGCGCGTTGACGGCCGGCCTTAGCATGGTGGCCCGAGCCTTCCTTGGCCTCGCCGGGCCGATCGGCTGGGCAGTCGGCGCATTCCTCCTGTTCAAGGACAATATCTCTGTCGCCCTTCAGCGGGTGTGGGAGATCGCAACGCAGGTTCTGGGGCCTCCGTTGGCTGCGCTTTTCTCCCAGGTCGGCACCGTCGTCAGCAACGTCGTGAATGGTCCGATTGGCTCAGCATTCGGTGCGCTGATGTCCCTTCTCGGCGGCGTCCTTGACGTGGTCGGCACCGTTGTCACCGGCCTCGTCGAATTGCTCGGGGTCGCCCTTGTGCAAACCATTGCGGTTGCGGTGCGCGCCATTTCAGGCATCGTGTCGGTCATCAGCAATATCGTGAGCGCCGTGGGCGCGTTGCTGACGGGCGACTTCGCCGGGGCTTGGAATTACGCCGCTGCTGCGGTGGACGCGGCGTTGCGGACGATTATTGATCTCGTCGGTGCCGTGCTGCCCGAGCTGGGCGCGGCGTTGAAGGCGATCTATGAGGCGGCGAAGACCTGGCTGGTGGATGCGTTCGGCACCGTTGCGGAGGGTTTTACCTCGCTCGTTGCCGGCGCGGTCAACTGGGTGTCATCGGCCTTTCCCAACGTCGTCAGCGCGGCCAAGGGCGTATATGAGGGTGTAAAGGCTTGGCTGGTCGACCGGTTCGGCGTGCTGATGACGTGGATCGGCAATGCCGCGACGTGGATCGGCGATAAATATGCGGCGCTGAAGGAGCGTCTCGGGCTTGGCGGCTCCACGCCGGAGCAGGGTGGCAATGCGCCTGCAGCGCCCCAGCCCGCAGTCGCGCCGCCTGCTTCGGGCGGTGGCCGCACGGTCAGCTTCGATGCTCCCGCACGTCAGCCAAAGGGTCGCAACACGAAGTATGATGGCGAGAACCGCGAGCAACTTGCGTTGCAGGCGGAACTCGAAGCCGCCCGCCTCAAGGGGGATCGTGAGACGGAGCAGCGCCTTCAGGATCGTCTTGCGCTGTCCAAGCAGATTGAAGCCTACCAGCGCACCGGCCTGACGCTGGATCAGGCCAAGATCGCCGCCAGCCGCGACATGAACATGCTTCAGGCCGCTCGTGGCGTTGCGGTGTCGAAGGAGCTTGAGGACGAACGGCTCGCCGCGTCCATCGATGTCGCTCGCCTCGATCGCGACCAGACGACCATTGTCGCCTTGGAGCGACAGCAGGAACTGAAGCGCCGCATCGCCTTCTATTATGAGCAGACGAAGAACCTGGCCGAAGCGACGCGGCTGGCTGAAGCTGATCAGTTGCGCATGGATGAGGCCAGGGCGCGCGTCCGGTCGCGCTGGCTTGCTGATGATGCTGCCGACCGGGCATTGCGGCTTGCGCAGCAGCGCGGCGACACAGAGGCGACCGTCAAAGCGCTTCAGCGCGAGGTCGACATTCGCCAGCGGGCGCGCGACCTTGAGGAAAACGGCAACCTCGATCACAAGACGGCGGTCGCCCAGGCGGCCACCGAGTGGGATCAGGAGGATCGCGCCCGCATGGTCGGCAATGTGCGCGCTACGTTCCGCGATGGCATCCGGGCCGCCATGGATGGAAATATCGGCGACTTCTTCAAAAACTGGTGGCGCGACAAGATCGCGCGGGGGATGGAAGAAGCGATCAACTCGCTGTCGAACCTCGTCATGAAACTGTTCTCGAAGATCGGTAGCGGTTCGTCGGGTGGTGGCCTTCTCGGCGGGCTTGGCAAGATCTTCGGCGGGCTGACGGGTGGCGGCAATCCGCTGGCCGGCTCCCTTGAAACGGCATATGCGAACGTCAACGCCATGGCCGCCAACCTCAAGCCCGGCCTTCTAGACGTTGCCGCGCTTCCCGCCTTCGCAACGGGCGGCTCCTTCAAGGTCGGTGGTATGTCCGGGATTGACGCGAACGTCGTATCGTTCCGCGCGACCAAGGGTGAAATGGTCGATATTCGCAAGCCCGGTAACGACAACGCTGGTGGTCGCTGGATTATCGAGCCGTCGGAATGGTTCGATGTTCGCGCGGCAGGCGCGGCCCAGCCCAGCATCGACGCGATGGGCGTTCGCGCTGCGGCTGGGGGCAGCGCGATGGCGCGGTCGCAGGCGGCGCGATCGGCGCGGCGCAGGATTACTCGATGAGCATTCTTCTACCTGCCTCGCCGCAACCCACAGATGGCACCACGCCTGCCTATCTCGATTATGGCGGCATCCTTCGTCCAATCCTTGGCGGTGCGCTTCAAAAGCTTCTTCGACTGGGCGACCGCTTCGCAATCGACGTGGTGATGCCCCCCATGCCGACCGAGGCCATGGGCCGTGTCTGGATTTCCCGGCTGATCCAGGCGCAGCGGCAGGGTGCCATCCTGCGCTGGCCGCAACTTGGCTTCGTGGTGGGAAATGTCGGGTCGCCAGTCGTGAATGGTGCGAACCAGTCTGGCAGCACGCTAATCATGCGCGGGTTCGCGGCCGGCTATCTTGTCCGCGAAGGCCAGTTCTTTTCCGTCATCCACGGTGGACGCCGGTATCTCATCATGTCGACCAGCGATGTGACCGTGGCTCCGAACGGTGTTATCGGGCTGCCCATCACGCCGATGATGCGTTTCCGCGCCTCGGACGGCGCGATCGTTGAAGCCGACCCCAAGATCGAAGGGCTTCTTGAGGGCGATAGCCGCGAATGGACGCTCAGCGCGGCTATGACCGTTGGCCTCAATTTCAGGATCACCGAAACGAAATGACCAGCCTTACCCCAGCGCTAGATGCCGAGCTGCGAAAGGACGCGCCGCTTATCTTCGGCAGCGTGTCGATCGACTTGCCCGGATACAGCCTCAACCTTCTCGATGGCGCGGGCATACTGTCTTTCGGGGGCCGGACGTTTGTCGGCGAAGACGCCACCTATGGGGTGATCAGCGACGTTGAGGACTTGTCGGACGGGACGGGCGATAGCGCCCCGGCCTTCGGCATGACGCTGTTGCCCAATGGTGACGCTGCCGCCGCCGACTTGGCCGCGCCGACAATGCAGGGCGCGCCGGTAATGGTGTGGATGGGCGCGGTGAACCCTTCTTCCGGCATCCCTGTTCCCGATCCGCAGCTTGTCTTCGTCGGCGAATTGGACGTGCCTACTCTTGAAAGTGACGAGCATAGCCGGAAGCTGACCTATGAGGTCGTGAGTGTCTTCGAGCGCCTGTTTGAAGATGACGAGAGCGCCCGCCTGTCGGCCGGGCATCATCGCAGCATTTTCCCTGATGAAGAGGGTATGGACTTCGCCACTGGCGTTGCTGAGCCTGTCTACTGGGGTGTCGCCGGGACGCCGCCCGCCATCACCAGTTATGGCGGCGGAAGCGCGTATAGCCGAGGAAATCAACTGGTATGACCGTGACTGATCCCTTGATCCGCCGCGTCCAGGCCGCCCAAACGACGCTTGATCGGTGGAGCGTTCGTCCGATGAAGCTGGGCACGTCAGATTGCGTCCGCATGACGGCGGCCCACCTGCGCCTGCTGGGCTACCGGGTCAAACTTCCGCCGTCCGGCTCATACCGGACGATCAAGGGCGCGTTCAAAGCGCTAAAGGAGCGGGGCTTCGACAGCATCGCGGATGCCTTGGACGCTATGGGCTTGGAGCGGATCGCGCCGGCTGCGGCGGTTGTAGGAGACGTGGTCATGATGCCCGGAGTGGATGGGCTGGGCGCGCTGACGATCCAACTGACGAACGGGCGGGTCATTGGCTATCATGACGACGCGCCGGGCGGCGCTACAGCCCTTCAGCCTCTTGAGTTCGTGGCCGCGTGGAGGGCTGATCCGCTCAAGTAGCCGGTCTCCACGGCTTGCATTCCGGCAAGTTTAGGTGTTTCGGCGGCAGCCAAGAAATCTGCTCATAGGGCATGTAAGTCCCGTCTCCTTGAAAAGTGATGACCTCGCCCTCAAGGAACCGAGCAATCACAAATTTCTCGTCGACCTCGCCGCTGTTGCGCGGCGACCAGATCCCTCCCGTGAAATAGCTCATTTCAATTATTCTGGGGTCCAACGACCCTACGGAGAAGCTACCGTAAACACCCGCAAGCGGGGGCGGACTGCTTGGTTCTTTGTCAAAATCGATGACGAGATTATCCGCGATGCCCTTGCGGCATCTTATGGTCAAAGTGACAGGCTCGTCCTTCTGAGCTCTAACTTCGAAGTTGGTTCCGAACTGATCGCGCTCGACATGAACGGCTGGCGCGGCGCTCTCGCTCGCTGCATTCATCTGCTTGCCGCATGCGGTCAAAGACAATGCGACCAACATACTGGGGCGGAAGCCGATCACAGGCAGGCCTGCGCCGAAACGTCTTTCAGCCACAGGCGAACATTCGTTCCGCCTTCTTCTCCTTCAAGATCAGCGCGCGCAATTGCGGTGCCATTAAACTGACCGTTTGCGATCCAGATGATCGTCACCTTGTTTGGCCGATCCGGCTGCCGATAGACATTCGGAAGGGGGACACCGGGCAGGTCGATCAGGCAGCGTTCAATATCCCCGACTGATCGCGCAGACCTGCGCTCGATTACGGGTGGCCTGCTCTGAAACTTGCTGATCGGCCCCTCGGCAGCCAGCGCCATGGCGGCGATCGAAAACGCTAGAATCATTTTCAGCTCCTTGCTTTGGAGTGCGTTATCCTATGTCCAAAGTGATGAGAACCGCCGCCCTAGTTGTGGGTGCGGTTGCGCTTGTAGCGTCAGGCGTCGGGGCAGCCGGTGGCATTGGCATTTTCGGGAGTGTCGCGGCTGGCACAATGTCGGCCGCCACTGCTGCGACGCTGGCAACCGTCGCCACGATCGGGACCGTCGCGTCGGTTGCTGCAGGCGCTTTGACGATCGCATCGGTCCTCACCGCCAAAAAGCCAACGGCGCAAGCATCGGGGTCGCAAACGCAGTTCAGCGCCGACCCCGACGCGGGCATCCCCCTCGTCATCGGGCGCACCGGCAACGCCAGCGACATCGTGTTCCGGCGCGGCTGGGACACTGCCGATAAGGGAGATAATGACAGGCAATGTTTCGTCGCTGTCCATTCCCTTGGTCCGATTGACGCGATCGAGCGCTTCACCGTGGACAAGTCGCAGGTGACGTTCAACGGCGCAGGGCAGGCGATCGGGGCGTTCGCGGGCTTCATGTGGATGGTGTCGCAACTTGGCGCGACGCCCGAACCGTCCGCGCTCTCCTTCGGCGCTGGTGCCGGCTCGCCGCCTGGCTGGACCGCGCAGCACAAGCTTTCGGGTAAAGCGGCGAGCGCGTGGACGTTGCGTTTCGACACGAAGGCCAAGCTGTATCAAAATGGTCCGCCCGCGCCGATGTGGACCATTCGCGGGATCAAGGCTTACGACCCGCGCAAGGACTCGACCTATCCGGGCGGCAGCGGCCCTCACCGCATGGCTGATCCCTCCGACACGGCGGCATATGACGCTGCGGTCGATACGTGGGAGTGGACAGAAGACCCGTATCTGATCGGGCTGCGCTGGGCACACGGTATCTGGCAGCGCGACCGCAGCGTTTCTGGATCGGTCTACCAGCGCGTCATGGGCATGGGTGCCCCGTGGGCCACCATTGATGTTCCCGCATTTGTCGAAGGGGCGAACGTAGCTCAGGCCAACGGCTGGCGCGCTGGCGGCGTCATCTATTCGGGTGACGGCAAATGGGACTCGATGAAGAAGATTTTGCAGGCCGGGATGGGCGAGCCGCTCACTCTCGGCGCGCGGATTTCCTGCCTCGTCAACGCCCCGAAGGTTTCGCTCGCTACAGTCACCGTCGATGATCTGGTGGGGCCGGGAAGCGTGGCAGCGACGCAGCCGCGCCGGGACCGGATCAACACCATCACGCCCCGTTTCCGGCTGGAAGAGAATAACTGGCAGCTTTTGCCCGCCGCCCCGATCAGCGTGCCGGCGCACGTCGCGGAAGACCGGGGAAAGCGGTCGCGGGTTCAGGACTATCCGTTTATCCAGCAGACGAAGCAGGCGGCGGTCGCGGCCCGCTATGACATCGAGAACGCTCGCGAATTTGGGCCGATCAGTCTGCCGCTCAAGCTGGTGTGGATGGGGTATAAGCCGGGCGATTGCGTCACGGCTGTCCTGCCGGAACTGGGGCTGAACGGGCAACCCATCCTCCTCCTTAATCGCGAACTGTCGCCCGCAACCGGCATCGTCACCATGACGGCGCGGAGCGAGACGGAAGGCAAGCATCCTTTCGCCCTGGGCCAGACCACGACGCCGCCGCCGACCCCCGGCGTCAGCGGACCGCCGCTGGTGCCGGTGCCGGGCGAGGATGCTTGGGCGATCGTGGACAGTAAGATTGAAGCGGATGGGGCAACGGTTCCGGCGCTGGTAATAGCTGGTGCTGTCGATGTAGCAACGGCGGAAGCGGTGGTGATAGAATATCGGCGGTTCCAAAGTGGGCAATCGCCTGACGCAGGATGGCTGTCGGCGGGCGTCTTCGAGCCGACGCTGACCCGGCACGTCATCACTGGCGTTGAAAGTGGGTCCACTTACGAGGCGGGAGTAAGCTACCAGCGTCGTGGCGTTTCCGGGTCGCGCAGGATCATTGGTCCTACATCAACCTCGGGAACCGCCCTCGATTTCGACAATGTTACGGGTCCGAACAAGCCAGAGGACGGGGCGACGGTCGGCGCGACGCCGGAACAGATCAGCCTGATCGACCAAATCCAGCAGCAGGCCACCGCCGCTGCCGCTGCCGCGAATGCCGCCGCTGCTGCTGCCGCCGCCGCGCAGGCGGAGATAGCCGCGATCGAGGACGCGATCGGCGATCTCGATCTCACCGGCTTGAACGATCAGATCGCCGCCCTCGAAAGCGATCTGTCCGGTGCCCAGACCAATATCACCAACCTCCAGACGCAGGCCGGCCAGATCATCGCCAGCGTGGGCCAGGTCGGCACCCGCGTCGATCAGGTGGAGTCGTCGGTTTCGACGCTCAACGGATCGGTCAGCACGCTTTCCCAGACGGTCACAAATCTGAACGGCACCGTATCCACGCTCTCTCAGACGGTGACGACGCAGGGCGGCCAGATTAGCACCATTGCGCAGTCGGTGACGACGCTGTCGGGTAGCCTGTCGACGCTGACGACGATCGTCACCGCGAGCAGCAATCCAAACCTGCTGCCCAACGGCGGTTTTGAGAATGGCCTGCGTGGGTGGACGGGAGATGGAAATTCCGGCGCTCCGGTAGGGGCTTGGGGTAGGGCAGTCAACGCGGCATGGGGCAACTACGCCTACAACAATGCCGCTTGGACCGGCGACGGGACGCTACAATTCGCTGTCCTGACCAGTGACCCGGTATATGGATTTGACGTTGGCTCTTATCTGACCCTTGCGGCAGAGGGCGATGTCCACGCGAACAGCTCAGGCGCGCAAGCGTGGCTTCAGCTGATATGGATTACGTCGGGCGGCAACATATACGACGACGGTCCGCATCTTGCGCCGGGCACCTTTGGATTTGAGCCGACCGGGGCGACGCGTGCCCTGTTCAAAACGACGAAGCAAGTCCCGTCTGGCGCAACTGGCGTCCGCGTCAGTCTTGTCACCTATGCCGCGCCTGGCGTGACCATCACCTCTATGAATTGGAGGCAGGTGAAACTGGAGCGCGGCCAGATCGCGACGCCCTATTCTGGGGAAGCCACGGCTGCGCAAGCCTTCACGGCCTATTCCGACCTCAACAGCAGCTTCGCCAGCCTGTCGTTCACCGTCACCTCGCAGGGCGGATCGATCACGACGCTGCAGCAGTCCTATACCAGCCTCAGCGGAACCGTCGCCACCCTGTCGCAGACCGTGACGACACAGGGCGGATCGATAAGCACGCTTCAGCAGGTGCAGACGACGCAGGCCGGCACGATCGCGCAGCACTCGATCGATATATCGACGGCAAATTCCGGCATCAGTCTCAATGCGCAGGCGATTTCGACCGTCAGCGGCGATCTATCGTCGCTCACCGCTACCGTGTCTACCCAGGGCAGCACGATCAGCCAGAATGCGTCCGCGATCAGCACGCTGCAGGGCAACCAGGCTACGCTGTCATCGACCGTCAGTGCGCAGGGATCAGCGATCTCGGTCCTTCAGACGGCAACCTCCACGTTGCAGGGTGACGCGGCGACACTGCGCACGCAAGTGCAGGCAGGCGGTGGCGTCAATCTGGTGAAGAACGGGGGGCATGAAAAGGGCCTCGACGGCTGGTGGTCTCCTGATCCTTATGGTCTCAGCACCGGGAGCAATTGGGGCAACTTCATCTATGCCGGGGGCCTTGGTCCCAGCAACGCTATCCGCTACTTCGACACGCCAAGGTTCCCGGTCGATGCCACCGCACAGTTCACGGCCAGTTTCGACTTCGATGTGTGGGCAGCCAACAACGACTATTTCGACGTGCGGTGCGAGCTGCTCTGGTTCGGCAGCGACGGGCTGGAGATCAGCCGCCATTACGGTCAGAACGTTCATGGTAATGCGTCTCGGGGCTTCTGGTGGGGCAACGGCAGCCAGCAGAACCGCAAGGACGTAGCGACCACGGCGACCGCCCCGAGTGGTGCGGTCCAAGCGCTTCTCCGCTGCGTCGCCGCCAGCCCGCAGCTTGGCGGTTTCGGTGTGCGGCAGGCCAAGGTCGAAAAAGGCATCTATGCGACGCCTTACACGCCTGACGCCGTCATCATCCAGAGCTTCGAGGCGCTATCGACGTTGGACACCCAGTACGCTTCGCTGTCATCGACGGTGAGCGTTCTCAACGCCAGCGTCAGCACGAACGCTTCGGCTATCAGCAACCTTCAAGGCCAGATCGCTTCGATCTCATCTACGGTGTCAGCCTTGGGGGGCACCGTCAGTCAGCAGTCCATCGCCATCGCTGACATCAATGGCAAGGTCTCGCTCTACTGGCAGGTTGTCGCCAACGGCCCGAACGGCGAGGTCTACGTCCGGCTGGTCAACTCCGCAGGCCAATCCGGCTTCTACATCGGCACCGATCTCTATGTTGACGGGGACGCCTTCATCAACGGGACGATCAACCCGGAAGCGCTGGCGCTCGACCGCTTCGTGAAGCGGAAATATGGCGCAGGCGTCGGCAACCCCAGCGCCGGACAGACCCTGCTCCTCTATGCGGAGGATATTGGCGTCACGACCGCCAACGGCTCCTATCTGATCGAACTCGACGGTTCGTTTCAGACGACCGTCGGCCGCGCGACGTCCACCGTAAATGGCCGCCCCTATTATCAAAACCACCTGGACGACGGCGGCCTGCTGGTGCGCCTCAGCAAGAACGGCTTGACCATCGGCGAAGTCTACATCTCGGCGAACGAATATATCGGCGTCACCAATGTCAGCCCGAAGCTGTATTCGGTGACCCGCAATCTCGTCTTTGACGCCCCCGGTGGCGGCGATGGTTCCAGCGGCAACGCCACCATCCTGATCTATGCGATCCGGGGCAATCAGGACACCGGGCAAGTCGACGAGGGCGACTATTACAATCGCAACGTCAGCGCGACCTACAGCAACTTCTCGATCACCGCGAAGACCAAGTGGACTTTCATCTGACGCCAACTGGCGTCGCCTTCCCACATCGTTAGGAGCATATCATGCTGCATTTGAAGACAGCCGCAGGCGAGCGGCTGGAAATCCCTGCCGCCAGCATCATGGCGGTCATGAAGCCGTGCGACGGCGTGAACCCTGCCGCCATCATCTATGACGTCGGGGCCGGGCCACAGGCCGACCAGTTGGCCGATCAATATGGCTTCGTGAAGAAGGCGGTGATCGACAGCCAGGGCATGGTCAATCCGCTGGAAGTGCGGATCATTGAGCAGGTGACGATCGGCGCTGGCGGTGATGCGGTCACCGGCTTCCATGAAGGGCGCATGTTCCTGTCGCGCGACCGCATCGTCGGCCGCCGTGAGATGCTGAACGATCCGCATGGCGCGAAGGCGCGGCTGTTCATTCGCCTCTTCGACCGGCCCAGCACCATCAACGTCGCGGACACGCTGGACGAGATCGACGGCGTCGAAGTGCCGGCAAAGCCTACCCGGCGCGCCGCCAAGCCCATCCCCCTGCAAGGAGACTGAACCATGGCAAATACCCCATCGCAGCCGCGTGACTATGACGCAGAAATCGCCGCCCTAGTGAAGGAACGCGACGTCGCTGCGCTCGACCTGTTGAAGGACGTGCAGGAAATCCTGAACCGCGAGGACGTGGCGCAGGCGATCACCGACCTTAGCGCTCTGCTTCCGCAACTGCCGCAGGATGGCAGTCTTGGCTCTCCGCGCAACCAGGCCATGAACGTTGTCAACGTCGTCAACAATGTGCGCGACAACTTCGACCGCGAAGTGGCGCGGGTGCAGGCGATCGTCGATGCGCAGGCGCAGCCCTGAACCACCCCTGATCCGGCGCACGCTGCAAGCGGGCCTCCAGAATGGAAGAATAATGGCCGAACCTAAATTGATCGACGATGTGGCGCAGGTTGCGGCTGGGGGTGTCAGCTTCGGCGGAGGCCTCTACATGGCGCGCTGGCTGATCCTGTGGCTCACTGGCCGTGCTGACCGGAAGCAAACGCTGATAGACGAGCAGGAGGCCAAGGTTGATCGCGAGTGGGCGACGATCCGCGAGGAACTGAAGGCTGAGCGGCAAGCCGATAAGTCCCGGCTGGATCGCATCGAAAAGCAGAACCAGGCGCTTCGCTTCGCCTTCCATCACGTTGCCGCCGCGCTGATCCGGATCGACCCTCAAAACCCCGCGCTTAGCCAGGCTGAGCAGATGCTGGCGCAGGCCTTCCCGCTCGACTTCCATTTGCTGGCCGAGCGCGCTGCCGCCTCGGTCGAAGCGGTCACCCTGGACGTTTGAACCTCTTCAAAATCGACCTTCACGCGGGCGCTTTCGAGCGCCCTTTTTCATGGGAGAATGACATGGACATCGATAAGCTGATCGATGGCGTGATCGAGCGCGAGGGCGGGTATAGCAACCACCCTGCAGATCGCGGCGGTCCCACCAATTTCGGCATCACCGAACAGGTGGCGCGCGCCTTCGGGTTCAAGGGCGACATGCGCGCGATGACCCGCGCGACCGCCGTCACCATCTACCGCCAGCGCTTCTGGACGGGTCCGCGCTTCGATCAGGTCGCCGCCATCTTCCCGCAGCTCGCCCATGAGATGTTCGACACCGGCGTCAACATGGGGCCGGGGGTCGCCGCCAGGTTCCTCCAGCGGGTGCTGAACGTCTGCAACCGAGGCGCTGTCGACTATCCCGACATCACCGCTGACGGCCAGATCGGGCCGATGACGCTGGAAGCCCTGCGCGCGCTCAAGGCCAAGCGCGGCGAGAAGGCAGGCGATGTGCTGCGAGCCGCGATCGATGGCTTGCAGGCGGCACGCTACGTCGAAATTGCGGAAAAGAACCCGAGCCAGGAAGCGTTCGCCTGGGGCTGGCTCGCTAGCCGCATCGGCGCGCTGGCATGAGCGACCGTCACGACCTCATCGCCTATCTGGCGACCATCGCCGCTCTGGTCCTGATCTTCGCGCTGGCGCTGATCGTGTCCGCGATCCGGCCGGACATCATCGGCAAGATCGAGGCGTTCGGCCTCGGCACCATCACGGGCGGCCTCATCGGCATTCTGCGCATTCCCAGCGCCCGAACCGTGCAGGTCGACCAGCCCGCCAACGATCCCATCCCTGTGGAGCCTAAGACATGATCCGCCTCCTGCCCCTCCTGCTGCTCGCGGGCTGCACCACCATGCCCGCCGTCAATTGCGCCAACGCTGATCGCGTCCGCGCAGCCGCCGCGCTCGCCCTTCAGACGCTCGACCGCGTCTGTCCCGCCACGTTCAACTGAAGGAAGATAGACATGGTCCGTGCCAATAGCCGCGCCCCGTTCGGGTCGCCCGCCCGCAAGGCGCATTCTCGCGCCGCATTCGTCGCGGCGGTATCGCCTGATGGCAGGTTCATCGAATCTCCATCCGTTCCGCTTCCGGCCCTGCCACTCACGCTCCCGCGCGTCATGATGTTCGGCGACAGCCAGTCGCAGTTCAACCATGCGCTGATCAGCGGTATCAATGCGACGGACCCCGGCCCGACCTATAAGGGGCCTGTTACCGCCGCGTTCAGCAAAGACCCCCGGTTCAACATGGACACATGGACCGACGTGGCCGACCCGCTAGCGCGCGGCTTCAACGGCGCCAACCAAGGCCTCGCCGCCGACCACTTCCGCAACCAGACGGGCAGCCCATTGCCGGGCGGCGGGATGATTGCGCGCATTCCCTATGCCGTTGCCCGCAAGCCCGAGATCGTGATCCTCAATTCGCTGGGCACCAACACCATCCATAGCGGCGACGTGGACGGCAGCTCCGCCGCGCCGACTGCCGCTTATGTCATCTCGCAGGTGGAAGCCGAAATCGCGGCGTTCATTCGGGCGGGCGTCTATGTGATCCCGGTGACGATCTATCCCCGCAACTGGGCGGCAGGCGATGTTCGGCACACAATCACGCAGGACGTCAACACCTACATCAAGGCGCAGGCAGGCCGCACCGGCGTTTTGGGCGTGGTCGATCCTTACGACGCACTGCGCCTGCCGGGCGACGTGCAGCCGAACCCGAAATACTTCCTTGAGGAAGGCGGCAACAGCACGGTTCACCTGAACGGCAACGGCGCAAATCTGGTGGGAGACCTCATCAAGACCGTGATCGCGTCGGCGACCACCACCGCGACGCGCTTCAACATCGATCCCTCGGTGTCGAACCTTTTGCCGCAAGCGACCTACAATCTTCCCGGCACCACCGGGACGCGAACTGGCGCGACCACCACGAATTTCACCGTGGGAACGGACACCGACCCGACCGGCGAAATCACGGCGGGCGGCGTCGCGACCGGCTGCAACGTCTATATGTCGCGCGGGACCGCATCCTCCACGCAAAAATGCGGTAAGTCAGGTACCCAGGCGAGCACGGCGAACAAACAGATCCTTCTCATTTCGCCTGTTGCCGATGCAACGCCGTGGCACCAGTCGCGGGTGACGATGCCGCAACTTGCATTGACGCCCGCGCAGGCTGCGGCGGACAGTTGGATCCGCGTCGCCGTGCGTGTCGATACGCGCGGCGCGAAGGGACCGGCCAATTTGTTCCTACAGGCGACCCTGAAAAACGGCGCAGGAGACGTCCGGGTCGATGTGCAGCCCGGCCAGATCGACAGCCTCGCCTACAACAACACGAAGACCTATAGCGACGATGCGCGCGGGCAGCATTGGCTCACGGCGTTGATCCGGCTGCCTGCTGACGGCGACTATGCGACGCTCGATCTCACCGTCTATACGAACTTCCGTCCATCCGGCTTCACTGCCGGCGACGTGTTCGCCGTGCTGATCGACCGGCCACTGGTGCGCACGACCACTGATCCTCGCACCGCCTGGGCATTGTAATAGACTGAGGTGACCCTGCCGCGCGCCGCGATGAAGGTGCGGCAGGGTCGGGCGCGCATTACAGCCGTCTCATGCTCCTGCCAATCCGGTCCTAGCCTATCTGCGCATCCCGAAGGACATCGTTCACCCGCGTCTGCCAGCCTTTCCCGGTCGCCCGGAACTTCGCCAGCACGTCCGCGTCGAGCCGCAGCGTCACCTGTTCCTTGGTGGCCGACAGCGATCCGACCGGGCGACCGGGCTTGCGCTTCACCAGCGCCGCCGCGACCTGCGGGGCATGCACCTCGCCGGCAGGCTTCGCCTTCGCGAAATCCTCATCCGTCCATTCGGGGTTTTCGTCATAGCCGACCGGGGGCTTGCTCTTACTCATAGCGGCGCATCTCCTTTTCATGTGCCCGGCGAAAGCTGATGAGGCGGATGCCGGTGGCCGTCTCGGTATAGACGATGCAATGGGCATCGCCATCGATCCGACCGAATGCCCGGAAGCGGGTTTCGCCATAGTCATAGCGGTCATCGATCAGGACCGTGGGTTCAGCGTCAAAGCCGGCGAAGTCCGAAAACGACAGGCCATGCTTGGCGGTGTTGCTGGCGTCTTTCGCGGGGTCGAAGCTGATTTCCATGCGTTTCTTGTAACTACATATAATTATGTCGTCAACAGTTATTTGTAGTTACACAAAATAGACGGCCATCATTCGGCAGCCCTTTTGTCGCGCTCCATCCACACTTCCTCACGCTCATAGCTCCAGAGGTTGCGGTAGACGCCAAACAGATACATGAACTTGACCCAGCCGTCGCATCCGGGGGTGAGCCGGCATGGGCTTCTGCGATCGATCAAGCTGTAATCCGGCCCGACCTTCGCAGCCAGCGCCTGCAGGTCGACATCCCTGAACAGCTTGCACTTGCCGCAGAAGGCCCTGACCTTGCAAAATGGCTCCGCAGCCATCTCATGTACGGTCGCTACCCACGAGGGGAGCATGCCAGGTCTTCTTGCGCCCATAGGCGTCGTGATCCGCCTCCGTTCCCGATTCGGTCAAGGTTGCGACTCGCTGCGGCTGCAATTATGTTCTTCCTATGTTCCAAGGCTCGTCATCCATCGCCATCGAAGGCGCGATGCGCTCGACGCCGCTCGCCGCGGCTCGCCTGGCGGAGATCGCGAAGTGCCGGCCGGGTGAAATCCTCGAACTGCGTCGCGAGCGGCACAAGGTGCGCGGTGGCCGCGCCGTCGGCGTCTATTCGCCACGCGGCATCCAGATCGGCTATGTCTCGTCGCCCTATGCCGACCACATCGCCGGACAGGTGGCGGTCGCGCGCGCCGTGTTCCAGCGGCCGGACAGCTTCGGCGCGGTCATCGCCCTGACGCTGGATGGCACCGCCCCTGCCCTGCCCCAGCCGAAGCCAGAGCGACCGCGCGGCCAGCCGGTGCCGGAGCCTGTCGATGATTTCTGTGAGATATCCTTTACCCAACCATGATAGCTGGCAAATCTTCAGCAATTTACAGCCGATAGCGCTTCCGCTATCGAGCGTTGATTGTTCAGCGCCGGTGCATATATAAGGGGGCAGGAGATGGACATGGACCTGATGATCGGCATCTTGAGCGCTGCGTTCAAGTTTATCGCCGCTTTTCTTATCGTGCTAAATATCGCTTCGGTTGTGGGATATGCTCTCCATAAGCGGAAACTGGTGGATAATGTCCAGCGTCGCCTTGTCCGGGTGACCGCGCTGCTTCGCTTGGGGATTCGTTGA